TGTCTTAATTGGTTTTGATGTTGTTCAGTTACAAAGGTATCATCCGGGGATAAAACATTAGGTATACCATCACCAGAATCCCCTCTCATTATATGATTCCATTTATATGTTCTAGGACTATTGTCCTGTACTAATTTCTTTTGAATAGGGCTAAATTGTTTTACATTTTTATATTTATGTAATTGAATAAAGTCTTTATCAGATGATATAATCATAACTGGTTCATGCATACCAAACTCCTGGGTTTGGGCAACAAGTACACCAATAATATCATCTGCCTCACATTCCTCTAAGTGCATTACTTTCCATGGTAAATTCTCTTTTATCTCTTCTCTTACTTCATTTAAAGATTCAAAGATATTATTCCAATCTAATTCACTAGCACTTCTATTCTTTTTACGTGCTGCTTTATATTCTGGAAAGAAATCTTTTCTCCAAGATCCAAATCCATCACAGGCCAATACCATTTGACCATATTCATCTCTATACTTCTTATTGTACATACGTAAAGAATTTAAAATCATATGCCTAATTAGATCTTTATCCTGTATCTTTTGGATAATAATATTACTTAAAGCAATCTGTGAATAATCTACTATAATCATTAGTCTACTCTCACTCCTGAACCCCAATCAATTACAACAGGAAATCTTGGAACTCCATCTGGTGTTAGATCAAAGTATCTGCATGTAACCCATTGTGCTTGTTCTGGATTATTTAATAAATTTTCTAATGTTTCAAAGTTTCCTCTTACTCCACTTCTGAATGTTAAATCTCCATCAGTTAAAACAAAGTGCTTAGCATAACCTTTCCAGTTACCATCACCTTCTAATACTTCTACTACTTCAAATTCTTCTGTAATAAATTCTTTTCTTTTAAGAAGATTTTTAGATCTTTTGTTTTCATATGGTGTATTATTTCTAACCATTTGTCCTTCATAACCAGCTTCAGTATAAGCAGAGTATAAAGCATCTAGTTGATCTTGGGTTTTAGCCTGTGTAGTTTCTACAGGTTTACATGTATCACCACCAATCATAATATGAACATAAGATATTCTTTGTTCGAAATTCCATTCTTTAAAAGAAGGATCATAAACATCATATACATGATATTGGACATAACTTGCACATTCGTGTTTTTCTTGGTCTGAAGGTTTTACTTTTCTAACTAGAGAAGTAATTTTATTAAAGTCATTTTTTAATTCATGGTTATATAATTCACCATCTAATATCATACCAGGTTGTTCTTTAAAGAAAGGTTTTAATTCCTTAAATATATGATCACAGGTAGTAATCTCTTTTCCTGCTCTAGTAAACAAACCATCTTTTCTAGCAACACATCTAATACCATCTAGCTTAGGTTGTGAAAAACCAAAGTCCTGTGGACGCTTAGTATAATCCTGTGCTAACATTGGTTTAAATTTATCGTAAGTATCTACTTCATCTACTGTTTGGAAATATTCTTTATCTAGGTTTATATTCCATTTAGCTTCAGCTTCTTTTGCTGCTTGTTCATCTGCTGTAGTAGCATTAGATCTACCTACGTTTTTAGCTTCAGAACTATTTAATCCACTTGTAACCATTTTACCACCTTGTACACCGGAAACAGTAAATGTTCCTGGGGTCATACCGGTTTGGTATTGCATAGTCCATTCTCTAATTTTACCTGTTGAATCTCTTTTGTAAAGAGTGGGTAGTTTATGTATCGTTATCATCCTTATCATCCTTATCATTATTTAAATCGAAATCTGGCTCAAAAGTAACTTCAAAATCCGGCTCAAAACTAACCTCAAACTCAGTCTCAGGGAGTTGTGAAAGTTGTTTTACCTTTATATAAAGTTTATCTAGAGATTTTTGAAGCTCGTGAGGGACTTGTAAATATCTTAATAACATTGCATTAATAAGATTAGTTATTGCGTATATATCCCTAGCTTCTATATTCTTTTCATCAAAGAAATCACCAAACGCGAAGAATTCGTGGTTAGTAATCTCTTCAATGCATATACCTGCTAAATGTTGGGCTAGCCCGTTGCACTCATCTGAGGCATCTTGTAGCATTTGCTTTGCTTCTTTCTCCGAAACTGCTTCTGGAGTTGGAAATTGAATTATATTATCTTTTGCCATATGGTCTATTATACCACACTTTTAACAGAAAGTAAACCCCTTATTTCAATATTTTTACTGAATTACTTCCTAATCTAATGTTGATGATACCATTATAATAATCATCTTTTAATAAGACTTCTTTCTCAAATTGGTACTTAGCTTCCATATAAGCTAATTCACCCTTCATTGTACCAATATAAAGTATCTCTCTGTGGAACTTATCTAGTCCGATTTTCTCTATATCTTCTACTAGATTTTTAGAAGAACCACAATACTTACGCCAATCTGATTCAATTATCTTTCTTCTTTTCCTCGTTTTACCCTTTAAAGGAGGAAGAGTTTTCTTACTCCAAAAGAATTTCTTACCTATGTATTTCATATCATTCTCAGTATTTGTTATCTGATAAATGAACCCATACATCTTCTCTGGTGAGAAGTCTTTTGGTGGTACGAACGTTTTACCTTTATATATCCAATCCATACTATTATTTATGACTGGAATAAAAGCTCCTCTTCGTCAACTTCTATCTCTGGGGTTTCTCCGCAGTGAGGACAATACTTAACAATATCATGATCTTCCTCTACTTCTATGATTGTTCTTTTAAAGCAGAACTCGCAATCTAAAGTATGCTTCACTTCAAGTATTCTGAGAACTCTGTGTATCCACCGATGTTCTTTCCATCTATTTTAATTTGAGGGAATGTTCGAGCTCCAGGAAATTCTGATAAGACAAAGTCTCTATCAAAGTCTGATCCTAGTTGATAATAACTGTAAGTATGATTTTGCTGAGAGGATTCGTCGCAAGTACGTTGAGCTAATTTCTTAGCCATGTCACAGTAAGGACATTGGGTTTTTCCATATATTTCTATATTCATAGGCTTAATTCCGATAAGGTTTTACTATCTACATCTTGTTTAACCCCACCAATAACATAAGAAGTGATTTCAGTCTCTTGTGGAGCAACCTGTACGTTTCCTCCTCCAATCCACTTTTCCGTCCATGGTAATGGGTTTAGTTTAGGTACTGAATATGGACAAGGTAATCCAATGGCTCTCATTCGTTTACATCCTATCCATTCTATATAATCACATAGGATTGATTCATTTAATCCTATCATTGATCCATCTTTAAATAGGTATTTAGCCCATTCTTTTTCTTGTTCAATAACATTTGCATATAATTGAACAGCTTTATCTTCACATTGTTTAGCTATCTTTTCCATCTCTGGATCTTCTTTTATCATATTCTTTAGCATGATAGTTGTTCCAGCGAGATGAACGTTTTCATCTCTAGCTATTAATTTAATAATCTTTGCATTACCTTCCATCTTTTTAAGTTCAGCAAATGCCCAGCTGCAGGCAAAGGATACGTAAAATCGAATCCCTTCCAGGGCATTTGCCGAAAGCATGCACATCCATAGCGAACGTTTGTGCTCTTTTATATTTGTAGCTGAATTATTATTGTTAATTAAATCATCATAATAATGTGCAATATCATTTCCACATTCTAGTATTTCTTTTATATCAAGCATCCCATCAAATACCACAGATGGATTAGGATATACATTCCTAATAATATGAGTATAACTTCTTGAATGTATTGTTTCAGAAAATGACCAAGTCTCGATCCAATTCTCAACTTCGGGTAACGAAGCAATAGGAAGGAAAGCAAGATTCGGTGCCCTGCCTTGTACAGAGTCCAGTAGTATTTGCCTTTTGAGATTAGATGTGAATATATGTTGTTCATGCGGGGTTAAGTTATCGAAATCTTTTTTATCTTTCGATACATCTACTTCCTCTGGTCTCCAAAAGAATCCTAATTGTTTATCTGTAATTTTATCTATAGCTGGATATTTTAAAATATCAAATCTTTGAATATCTACGTGCTCATCTAAAAACATTTTCTTTTTTAAATGAGATTGTTTATTCTTTTTTAATGTTGTCATATTACGCAAGCCTCACAATCCTCATCATCAAGGTTAGATTCTAGGTCGGGTAATTCTATTTCTTTCATTTCGCCCGATCCATCGTGTGTGTTAAAATAATATAGTTGTTTTAAACCATATTTGTATGCAGTTACTAAATCCTGAATCATTACCGACATTGGTATCTTATTATCTTCGTAATGTTCTGGGTTATATGATGTGTTAACAGAAATACCTTGATCTATATATTTTTGTAATATAGCACAGATCTTTAAATAACCTTCAGGACTAGTTTGTTCCCAAAGTAAGTCGTACTTATTTTTTAGATGGTGATAACCAGGTACTACCTGAGCCATTACTCCATCTTTGGATTGCTTATAGCTAACTAAAGCTCTAGGCGGTTCTATTCCATTAGTACTATTACTAATCTGTGCGGATGTTTCTGCAGGCATTAATGCCATTAAAGTGCTGTTTCTTATTCCCGTTTCTTTGAGTTGAGTTCTCAGCTCGGACCACGGCAATCGTTCCTGACTTTCTACTAAATTATCTATCGCACCCTTATATGTATCGATTGGCAACTCTCCAGACGCGTATTTTGTATCATTATTTGATAAACATGCACCTTTTTTCTTAGCTAATCGAGCAGAGGCTTTAATTAAATAATAACTCCATGCTTCTGCATATTCATCTATAATTTTAAATGCGGATTCATCATATTTTAATCCACGCTTAGCTAGGAAATAAGCTAGGTTAATAATACCTATTCCTAGTGGCCTTCGATTCATTGTTCCTTTTTCTGCAGCAGGTATAGGATAATCTTGATAATCTAATAGTTCATCTAAACCTCTTACTGCTAAATTACAATACTTTTTAAACTCATGAGGTTCATTAATTAAACCCCAATTGATTGCTGATAGAGTACATAAGGATATTTCACCATCTGGATCATCAGCATATTGTAATGGCTTAGTAGGTAAATCAATCTCACAACAAAGATTACTCATACGGATAGGAGCTAAGTCTGGTTTAAATGCACCGTGCTTATTAGCATGGTCAACATTCATAATATAAATCCTACCGGTATCTTTTCTTTCCTGTAGTAAAGATTGGAATACTTCTAATGCTGGTAATACTTTCTTTCTAATACTATATGCACGTTCATATTTTTCATATAGTTCTTTAAACTTATCTTGGTCCTCATAAAATGCATCATATAAACCTGGTACA